TATGCTTGAAATCTGGGGAACATTAGAAGAGACACCGGACCCATATCTCAACGATACGAGATGGTTCAAAATTTACCCATCTACATTATCACAAGATATTGAGTTTATAGGATATACAGGAACTACCGCCTGGACTTTCTCAGCCAATTTTATGTGGCTCAAGTTTAGATATTTTCCCAGCACAGCAGTTCTAGACCCAGGTGTTTTAGAGAAACTTATAGTTCGGACCTAAGATGAGATTATTTGAGATTATGGATGATTTGATTAGTCTATATCGTGGAATGTCTTTAGATGAATTTAATCAATTACAGAAAACTGGCATTTATACACCCAATATACATAACCCGCATAACGATGCTACTAGTGATTTAGAAACTGCCAGATATTATGCTTCTACAAAAGTTCATGATGATGAGGGTGTGGTAATTCAGTTTACTATTTCGCCGTCAAATGTAAAACAAGATACTGTATATAAGGACGATTATAAAATTATCAAACCGTTAAGGTTGACTAATTATAGAATAGTTTGATTTTCATAAGAAGTTCTGTTATACTTGTGTTATGATTATAGATGTCCTCAGAGAGGCAATACTTTCCAATCTCGGAACTTTAAAACAAGCACCTAAGGGTTGGCAAAAACGTAATTGCCCATTGTGTCATACACAAGGGCACGGTCACGATACTCGCGGCCGTTTTGGAATTCAATTTAATCCACAATCTATAGCAGTGCATTGTTTCAATTGCTCATTCTCTGCCGGATTTACAGAAGGTAAGGAACTATCGAAATCCTTTAAATTCTTCTTAAAACAAATACATCTCGATGATAAATTTATAGAGCTAATAGAATTTGAAATATTTAAGCAAAAGAATAAGATTAAAATAGTTCGTGAGGGCGACAGTGAAGCTGAAGACATAGAGAGCAAATTCAAATCATTATTTCAAAAGTGGCAACCGGTGGACCTGCCCAAGGATTCATTACCTATAACACAATGGTTAGAAAATGATTTAGACGATCCTAATTTTTTGCGAGTAGTGAATTATGCGGTATCCAGACATATATACAATTTAGACGAATTTTACTGGTCGCCCGAGCATACACACAATCTACATCAACGATTGTTGATACCTTATTTTTATAAGGGAAAAACCGTTGGATTTACGGCTAGATTGTGCTATGATCCACTAGACAAAAATATCCCCAAGTATTATCAGCAGTGCCCAACAGACTTTGTCTATAATTTGGACCATCAGCAAGCATGGTCACGTAAGTATGCGATACTAACAGAGGGCGTGTTAGATGCATGGACGGTTGATGGCATAAGTATAATGGGGGAGATAGGACAGACAAAAGTAGACATTATTAATAGATTACAGAAAGAAGTTATTGTCTGTCCTGATAGAGATAAGAAAGGGCGGGATTTAGTTGAAGTTGCAATTGAAAATAATTGGGCTGTTGCATTTCCTAAATGGGATCAAAGTATAAAAGATGCAACACAAGCAGCTGAAATTTATGGTAGACTATTAACCACTCATTCTATTATTTCTACAGCAGTGTCGGGAAAAGAAAAGATACAATTAACATGGGATATTCAGCAGAATGCAAGAGAGCGAAAACGCAAGCGAAATTATAAATTACGGTAAAGAAGTAGAAGATTTGTTCATCAGTTTTATGATGAGCAAGCCGGATTTGTTTGTTCGATGCAAGGGAATTTTGAAATCACAATATTTTGATAATCAACAGAATAGGGATACCATTGCTTTTATTGAAAGTTATAGTACTGACTTTTCGAGCATACCATCGGTACAGCAGATTAAGGCTATAACGAATAAAGATATAGAAATAATGGAGGTCGAAGCTGCAAAGCATGATCTCTGGTTCTTGCGTGAGGTTGAAAAATTCTGTCAATATAAATCCTTGCGTGATGCAATATTAGCATCGCCAACGAAATTAGACGAGGGAAGATACGGGGAGGTATTAGCCGAAATTAAGGCCGCTGTTGAAATTGCACTTGTTAAGGATATGGGTACAGATTATTATGCTAACCCGAAGGCAAGACTTGAAGCTATTCGTGATGGCCGAGGACAGATATCGACGGGGTGGAAAACTGTAGATGAAAAGTTGTATGGGGGATTTAATCGGGGAGAGATAACAATCTTTGCAGGACAATCCGGAACGGGTAAATCCTTATTTTTACAGAATCTTGCGGTAAACTGGGCTCAGGCAGGATTCAACGTAGTTTATCTATCATTAGAATTGAGTGAAAAGTTATCTTCTTTACGCATTGATGCTATGCATACCGGGTTTGAAACAAGAGAGGTAATGCGTAATATTGATGACGTGCATATGAAAGTTCGTGCATCGCAACAAAAGAGTCACGGCTCATTACGCATAAAGCAATTACCAAATGGCTGTACTTCAAATGATGTGCGTGCATATATTAAAGAGTATGAGATACAGACTGGGATTAAAGTTGATGCCATATTAGTTGATTATTTAGATTTAATGATGCCAATGAGTAAGAAGATTTCTGCAGAAAACTTATTTGTTAAGGACAAATACATTACTGAAGAATTACGTAATTTAGCGGTTGAATTAGATATCTTATGTGTATCAGCTTCGCAATTAAACCGTGGTTCTTATGAGGAAGTTAACTTTGATCCTAGTCATATAGCAGGCGGTATTTCTAAAGTGAATACAGCGGATAATGTAATTAGTATTTCTACAAGTGCATCAATGAAAGAAAGTGGTAGATATCAAGTGCAGTTTATGAAGACACGTTCTAGTTCTGGCGTGGGGTCAAGAATTGATTTAGCATTTAATAATAAGAGTTTAAGAATATCTGATTTAGAGGAGGGTGCTGATGACGCAGTAGTTGCATCTTCAAAGACTATGTTTGATCAGTTAAAGAAGAATAGTGTAGTTAGATCAAAGGAAAAAATTGATGCCGATACTGGTGAAATAACAAAAATAACAAATCATTCTTCAAAGGTTGATACATCTGAGGGTGCCGCAGCACTATTCTCGCTTATTAAGAAAAAGTCGATATAGTAGATAAATATAAGAAATTAATCCGGAGATTATAACTTGTCTATCAATCGCAGAAGCAGATCCATTTTAGAGGAAATTAGTACCTATGTTCCTCAGAAAAGTAGAGAGGATCTAATAGAGGCCAGGGCACAGCATATTATAGTTTCGGCTATTAATTTGTTAGAATCAATCGATGAATCCTTTACCGTGGAAGAGGCCGAAGCCCTTAAGAAACGCTTTGTCTCGAGTATTCGTGGTTCGGATCCTAACCGCTTCACAAGAATGGTGAAACGATTAAGAGGTGGCTGTGAAGAGGACGAAGGACTAAATGGCAACTGATCAAAGACTTGTTAAAGATTGGATTCAATTTCTTAAGAATAATCAGATCGTTTCATCTGAATCTGATAAGTCTGGCAAACTACAATATAGGAAAAAAGTCACAGTCGATGTTGTATCCCGTTTTTTGGGTGGAACAAATGATTTCACGCCAGAACAGATTGATGGTGCAATCCAGCAGGTTTTATCTAAGAAGGGCGGCGCAGAACCAACAACATCATTGGGAGCAGATGGAAGTGGCGGCAGTGGTAAAAGCGATGATCTTGGTGAACCAACAACATCATTAGGCGCAGATGGAAGTGGTGGCTCCGGCAATAAAAATTCAAAATTATCCCAGACACCTGGTGCTGTTCGTAAGCGCGAACAAAGGACAGCTTCAACGCAAAAGAATAAAGCAGGTGCAGGTGCCTTTGGGCAAATGGCACAACAATTACAAAAGAATGGAGCCGATGCCAGCGAAGAGCTCGACGGCGCCAAGCAATGGGCTCAGTATTTGAATTCGAAGAAAAAGGGACTAAAGGAAGAGATTAGAGACCTATCTGGTGCCGAATTAGACGAAAAAGATATAGAAGAAATTTTTAATTTGTTAGGTGCTAGTTCTGCAGAAACTCAACAGGCAACACCTTCTTCCAAAGACGATACTGCTGAAAAGGTAGACAAATTAAAAAATCTTATCCGAAGTGATATGACACCTGTACAAAGAAAGGCATTATTTACGGCATTAAGTGAATCTGTTATATTCGAAGAGTATGTAGATAAAAATGATGCAGCAGAGATACTTAAATATGCAGTAAGCTTGAAAAAGGGCAGAATAGATATAAATGATTTGCAGAAAGCCTGGCAGGCCGGTATTCCACAAAAAGGTATAAAGCCCTTTTCTGACGATACCGGTGATATAAGTCAGTTATTGAGATTGAAGGGATATGATATACAGGAAATAAATAACGTATTTGACAGAGTATTAGGTCCAGCAGATGCCGAAGATGATTCCGAAGAAACCGGTGATCCGACAGCAAGCCCCGCAGCGGTTAAGATAGCTGATTACATTAAGAAGAATAATCTAAAGGATGAGATTGTTGCATTCTTACAGCAAGAATTTGCGGATGATTTGGCCGATGAACCACAGCCCGAACCTGAAAAGAAACCAGGTATATTCAAAAGAGCAGTAAATTTCGGCAAGAAAATGTTTGGTAGAAAAGCAACCACTGAGGAAATTAGACAAATATTCATTAATATTCTCAAAGAAGAAAGACATAATCGTTTGCAATTAATGCAGCAGATAGAAAAAATACAATTAGGTCGCAACAGAAAACAATTAGATGAGGTAGTATCATTAAACGATGTTCTAAAGGCGGATAGTTTTGTTAGGTTAATGAAATCTATAAATACCAAAATTGGTAGTGATATCAATATTACTAGAATTAAGAATCAGGTCCTACAATCGTGGAAAAAGGGCATG